CACCCCTGTGCTACAGCAGGATAAGCATGGAGGGTGGAAAATCAGGGATTATGAGATACTGCGGAGTGCATCGGGGATTGAGGTTGTAAAGTGCTTGCAGGAGATATGGGAGGCGGTGAAGGGATGGGAAAAATAATAAAAACTAATTTTGATAAAATATGTTCCGATATAGAATCAGCTGCCGATATAATTATGAATATTGGAGAAAGTGCATCTGTCGCATGGACAAAAGAACAATTAATTGAATGGCTTGAAAGCGATATAGAACAGGATGGCGATTAAGTGGAGCTTACACCGAAGCAGAAAGCGTTTGCAGATTATTACATAGAGTGCGGGAATGCGGCAGAAGCTGCGAGAAAGGCTGGTTACAGCTTACGGACAGCAGACGCAATAGGGCGTGAAAACTTACGGAAGCCTACGGTTTCTGCATATATCTCCGAGCGACAGAAACAGATTGATGATTGCCGCATAGCTGATGCCGCTGAAATACTGCAATACCTTACGTCTGTAATGCGCGGAGAAGTAAAAGACCAATTCGGACTTGATGCTCCGCTGGCAGAGAGAACTAAAGCGGCGGTGGAACTGGCAAAGCGTAAGATAGATACAGATAAAAGGCAGGAGGGCGGCGGGATTACTATTGTCAACAACATACCAAGACCAGACAACAATAAATCTGACTGATGTAATCGCTCCTTCCTTCTATGGCGTTCACTGGGATATCCTGGACAACAATCATACATATTATGACCTTTACGGTGGGCGCGGTTCCACAAAGTCCTCTTTCATATCCGTTGAAATCATACTGGGAATGATGGATGACCCAGAGGCCAATGCGGTAGTGTTTCGTAAGTACGCCGTAACCATCGGAGAATCAGTATTTGAACAGATACAGTGGGCGATAGACGCATTAGGAGTAACAGATTTATGGGAATCCCGTACAAGCCCATACAGATTCGTTTATAAGCCAACAGGACAAAAGATAATATTCCGTGGACTTGATAAGGCAAAGAAAACAAAGTCAATTAAAGCCAGTAAGGGATACTTTAAATATTTATGGTTCGAGGAACTGGACGAATTTGCAGGGCCGGAGGAAATACGAACTGTTGAGCAGTCAGTGTTACGTGGCGGCAGCAAGTTTGTTGTATTCAAATCCTTTAACCCACCCATCAGTCAAAGCAACTGGGCTAATCAGTATGTAAATACGCCGGATGATAGCGCATACAGGCATAAAAGCGATTACCGTTCCGTACCGGCAGAGTGGTTAGGAGAAATGTTTATTGAGCGTGCCGAACATCTTAAATCTACCAATGAGCGGGCATATAACCATGAGTATTTAGGATTACCTGTTGGGCTTGGTACAAATATATTTGACATGCTGGATATACGGACCATTACAGATGATGAAATCAAGGGATACCAAAGCATTTACCAAGGACAGGACTGGGGATGGTTCCCGGACCCCAAAGCATTTATCAGGGTTGCATACATACCGAACAAGGAAATAGTTGTGCTGCTTGATGAAATGGGAGGCTGCAAAATCCGTAACAGTAAGATGGCGGAGGATATACAGACGGCTGGGTACGATGATTATACAATCTATTGCGGAGTGGATGAAGAAGAAAGCATTATAGACTTCCGTGACGCTGGTTTACCGGCCCGCAGAGCCATTGTAACGCCCGGAAGCAGGAAATATACCTTTGAGTGGTTGCAGTGCCGTACAATCGTTATAGACCCGGCCCGCACGCCACGGGCATATAAGGAAATCATAGAATATGAGCATGAGGTAGACGGAAACGGAGAAGTGATAGCGGATTACCCGGATGGAAACGACCACTGGATTGACGCTCTCCGTTATGCTACAAGCCCGTTGTCAATGAGAAGGGGGAACAGTGCATGACAAATAAAAAGAACAGTGTAATTACAAGAGAAAATATTCTTACAAGCCTGGACATATTGAATAAATTGCAGTTTTTTCAAGGTCAAAGAGCGGGGAGAGAACTTTGGAATAATAAACCGGAAGATGTACAAAACAAGGATATAGAGAATTTTAATAAAGATTTGGATTTTCTCAGAATTGTTTTAACGGCGGTTGATTTGGGTGATTAAATGGGACTAATAACATGGGCTAAAAAGGTGATAGGAATGATATTCAAGCGACAGGCAGAAGAAGATTTTAATGTTGAGTCAGTAGTATCCCCGGAGATGGAGAGTAAGATTGCAGAGTGCGCCAATATCTACCGGGGTACGCCCTATTGGGTGAACGCTGACGATAACGTTAAGACAATCAATTTTGCAAAGGCTATTTGCTCCGAGACGGCCCGGCTTGCCACGTTGGCTATTGGGATACAGATTGACGGGAGCGCGCGGGCGGCGTGGCTCCAGGAGCAGATTGATAAGATATATTTCCAGATTAGGCACTGGGTAGAATATGGTATGGCCTACGGCACAATCATACTTAAGCCAAACGGTAAGGGACTGGACATATTCACACCTATGGATTTTATCATTACGGATTGCGATAATGAAGGTATCTATGGGATTGTGTTCAAGGATGACTACAGCGAAAATAATAAGTATTACACCCGATTTGAGTATCATCGGTTTGTCGAAGTCAAGGATGGGGAAAACATCTATTACCCATATTACATATCCAATAGAGCCTATGTGTCTCACTCTGCAAAAAGCGTGGGGGACCCAATAGCATTAAATAGGACTAAGTGGTCCGACTTGCTTCCAGAGACACCACCTATACTCAAAGCTAACAATGATAAAATAGACGGACCCATGTTTGGCATACTCCGTACTCCACAGGCTAACAATGTGGATATTTCATCACCTTTGGGATTGCCAATGTTCACAGAAGCAATCGAGGAATTAAAAGACCTTGATGTAGCATACAGCCGAAATGTTGGTGAAATATTTGACAGTGAGAAAATTATATTAGCAGACGACCAGCTTATGTTTGGAAGCGGAACAAACATTAAGGGGCGCTATGCTGGTATGAGCAACGAAAAGCTTCCTCATTATGTAAAAAATATATTTGGAAATGGAACGGAATCTTTCTATCAGGAGATTGTTCCATCGTTGAATACTGATATCAGAATTACTGGAATAAATAACCTACTCTCATTTGTGGGATTTAAGTGTGGATATTCCAACGGGTACTTTGTGCTTGATGAAAAAACAGGAATGGTCACAGCCACACAGGTAGAGGCTGACGACAGGAGAACCATACAGCTAATCAAGGATGTGCGCGACAAGCTGGAAAGTTGTCTTGACGGGGCAATATATGCTCTCAATGTATATGCTGACCTGTATGGGCTTGCTCCGGCAGGGGTCTACGAAATAACATATGATTTTGGAGACATTACATATAACCGAGAGGAGGACCGGGCAAGATGGTGGCAGTATGTTGTGCAGGAGAAGGTGCCGGCTTGGATGTATTTTCAAAAGTTTGAAGGATTATCCGAAGAAGATGCAAAGGCTATGGTGCAGGAAGCACAGCCGAAGGATGGACCGAAGATGTTTGAGGAGGAGTAAATGTTAAGCCCTGAGTACCTTGCAAGAATCGAAGAAGGAAGCGAAGAAATAGCCTCACAACTCCATACATACATTATCCGTCACATAATAGACCGCATGATGATACGTATTGGGCGCGGATATGATTACCTGCTTACATCCTCTGACCGATGGCGTATACAGATATTGCAGGATGCAGGATATTTGCTAGAGGATATAACAGCAGAGTTATCCAAATACACCAAGCGGCAGGAAAAAGAAATCAAGGCGGCTATGGAGGAGGCCGGCATAAAGGCGTTGGAATACGACCATAAGATATATGAGGCCGCCGGCTTGTCCCCTATGCCGCTGACACAATCACCGGCGCTTATCCGGCTGATGGAGCGGAATTACAGGGCCACACTGGGCGAGTGGAACAATTACACCAGAACCACCGCAGAGGCCGCACAGAGGCTTTTTCTGAACGAATGTGACCTCGCTTACAATAAGGTGTTGAGCGGCGCTGTAAGCTATTCACGGGCCGTCAAAGAGGCAGTTGATAATGTAGTATCTGGTGGAGTGATAGTACAATATCCATCGGGACACAAAGATACCATAGAAACTGCTACGGCACGCGCGGTACGCACCGGGGTAGCCCAGGCTACAGGCGATATCTCGATTAAGCGCATGGAGGAAATGAACTGGGATATCATACTGGTGTCAGCACACATCGGAGCCAGAACGGGGGATGGTGGTCAGAATCCAGGAAATCATTTATGGTGGCAAGGGCAGTTTTATAGCAGGACCGGAAGTGATAGGCGCTTTCCTCCATTTTCCCAGACTGGATACGGAACAGGTGAAGGGTTGTGTGGATGGAACTGCCGCCATAGTTTTGGAAGCGGGGACGGGGTAAACAATCCGTACAAAGACATCCAGACCGCAGACAACTATAAGGTTGAGCAATTAGAAAAACGACAGAGAACACTTGAACGGCGAATCAGAAAGACCAAACGTGAAGTCATGGGAATGCAAGAGGCAGTAGATAAGTGCAAGGATGAACCGGCTAAATTTGAAATGCAGCTTGAACTTGACCGTAAATCATATCTGTTACAGCGGCAGAATAAGGCATACAACGAATTTTGTAAAACGAACGACTTGCGCACCCAGCAAGAACGGTTACAGATTGCCAGATGGAACCGGGAGCAGGCGGCAAAGGCTAGGGGCGCAGCGCGGCGGTATCAGAATGCGAAAGGAAAAAAAGAATGAGCAGATGGAAACTATTCAATCCTAATCCACGCAATCAGCGTGTGGGGGATTGCCCAATCCGGGCTATAACCAAAGCCCTAGATAGCGACTGGGAAACGGTATTTGCAGGTGTAACCGTTTGCGCCTGTGCTTTATCTGATATGCCGTCTGCAAACCATGTATGGGGGTCCTACTTGCGGCAGAATGGATTCAAACGGTACATAGTGGATGACCATGGACAGGATATATACACGGTCGAGAATTTTTGTCAGGATAATCCTACGGGAACATACATATTAGCAATTACAGGGCATGTGGTGTGTGTGCAGGATGGTTATTACTGGGACACATGGGACAGTGGGCAGGAGATACCAATATACTACTGGGAAAGGCGATAACTTATGGAAACATTAAACTCTATTATGGTTGTATGTGGTTGGCTTATTACTCTTGGAGGCGCAGGAACCGTAATATATAAATTGTTTCACCCGGCATTTAAGCTAAAAAACAGAGTGGATAAATTAGAAATAAATGTGGAAAAGGATTATAAATCTATCCAAGAAATAAGAGATATGCAATCTCTTTTATGCCAGGGAATGATAGCATTAATTGATAATCGTATAACCGGTAACAACATAGAGGGTTTAAAAAAAACCAAAGAAGCTATGATAAAGCATTTGTCAGAGGGTATTTAAGGAGCGTTGCTTTGAAGGTATATGACTTTACAGTGCCAGAACTAATTTTCGTACATATTGTAACTTTACGGATGAAGAACGGGCGCTGTTTGAGTACCGGGCTAAAAATTATCCTTTGGAATATTGCGCTGAACTAATGAATGTAAGTGTATCCACAGCCAAGAGATTGAGCCGAAAAGTCAACAATAAAATAATTAGAGTATGCTGATACTTGCATGATACTTTTATAAGTCTTTGACGAACTGTCAGAGGCTTATTTTTTATGGGATAATTGGATTATAAAAGAACGGAGGGGATATAATGCCGCAACCATTTATCAATCCAAACTATCTGAATACATATCCAAATGCATACCCATATCAGCCGCAGATGCAACCACCTATGGACCGATTGCAACAGCTACAGGCACCATATCAGATGCAACAGCAGACGCAAGTTCCGCAGGTTCCTCAGACGAATCAGGGTATCTTATGGGTACAGGGAGAGGCCGGGGCAAAGTCATATTTAGTAGCGCCCAGCACATCTATATTGCTGATGGACAGCGAAAATGAGTATTTTTACATTAAGACGACCGATGCGGCAGGAATGCCAACGCTTCGCACTTTTGAATATAAAGAGATTGTCAATGGTCAGAAAAAAGAATCTGTACCGGCTGAAAATCTGGATGAAAAGTATGTTACCAGAAACGAGTATCAGGATTTAAAGGCAAAATATGATGAATTGTACGGCCTTTTAGAATCCAGCACAGCTCCAAGCGGAAAGGGGAAATAATATATGAATCCATTATTTAGCATGTTGGGCGGCGGTTCACCAATGGGTGGCATGATGCCTGGAATGGGAGGCGGAAATAACCCAATGCAAATGATTCAGAAATTTATGGAATTTAAAAACAACTTTAAAGGTAATCCCCAGGAAGAAGTACAGAAAATGCTACAGTCGGGGCAGATTACCCAGGACCAGCTTAATCAAGCACAGCAGATGGCCCAGCAGTTTCAGCAGATGCTTGGCGGAATGAAAAAATAGTACATAAATCAATGCGCATGATTTTGTAAATATATTTTAAAAGGAGTAAATTTTATGGAAAGTGGTTACTCTTTAGCGGACATTGCAGCCGCTACAGGAAACGGAAATAACAGAAATGGTGATGGTATGTGGGGCGATTGGATTTGGATTATCGTTCTCTTCCTGTTCGCCGGGGGAGGCTGGGGCAATGGCTTCGGCGGCAACGGTGCAAATGGAGCGGGACTCCAGGGTCTTGCAACCAGAGCAGATATCAATGAGGGTTTTGCTTTGAACGGTATAGAAAACGGAATTAGAGGTATCCAGCAAGGTATCTGTGACAGCACATACGCTCTGAACAACACTATTACCAGCGGATTTAACGGTGTTGACCGTAGCTTATGCCAGATGGGCTATCAGCTCCAGGATTGCTGCTGCCAGACACAGCGCGCTATTGATGGCGTAAACTACAATCTGGCTACACAGTCTTGCGACACCAGAAATACCATTCAGACTGCAACCAGGGATATCCTGGACAATAATAACAGCAACACCAGGGCTATCCTTGACTTCCTGACTCAGGATAAGATTTCCAGTCTTCAGGCAGAGAATCAGACTCTTAGGTTCCAGGCAAGCCAGACAGCCCAGAACGGCTTTATTGATGCGGTTGGTAACTCAATTGTTGCCCAGCTTCGTCAGCCGCAGCCTGTACCAGCTTACACAGTACCGGCACCATATCCATATGCATCTAATTGTGGATGTAATGCTGGATGTGGATGCTAAACCTAAACGAACAGTTTTATGATAATCTTACCTTATATGCAGCAGCATTGCAAATGATTGATATGTTTTTGCTTTTGAGAGAGGCATCTAATAATGATATTATGGAGGCATTACAACAGCAAAATAAAGAGTATATGGAAAAGATTATCGACCAAAACAACCGTATATTGCGTATCTTGTCCCAATAGGACATGTCTACTGAATAGTAGTATTACACACATGGAGGGGTAGGCACTGGCTTGCCCTTCTGTGATATAAGGAGGATTTATTATGGCAGATTTTGTAACCGCGGGTACACAGACTGTTGAAGTCAATGGAAGTGTACTGTTTGCAGCAAACCGGGTATATTCTTGCAATTGTCCCAACATAAGGCATGAGCCACTTTCCGGTAGAGTGGTGTTACTTCCAGGATTATACCGTGTAGGTTTTAATGGAAATTTTTCAGCCGCAGCCGCAGGTGATGTTATCTTTGAAGTGCAGCAGGACGGAGAAGGTATTCCAGGAGCAAGAATCCAGAATACAGTCGCAGCTGGAGCAACAATCAATGGAGCAGCAACCGTAGAAGTGCGGGTATGTAAACCATGTTGCGCTACGCTCTCGGTGAAAAACATTGGAACCGCAGCAGCAACGGTAACAGACGCTAACCTTGTAGTTAGCAGAATAGGTTAAGGAGGTAAGGCTATGAGTTATAAGTTAATGCAGAATATCCACGAAGAACTGGATAAAATTGCGGAGAAGGGCCTGAATACCAACAACCTTGAAACCGCATACAAACTGATTGACATGTGGAAAGACATGGAGAATGTAGAGTACTGGAAGTGCAAGGAAGGGTATTATGACCTTGTAATGGAAGAAATGGAGGGCGGCGGAGAATACAGTGAGGCACGCCGCAAACGTGATAGCATGGGACGTTATAGTAGGACTGATGGGCGTATGAATTCCGAGTACGACAATGATAGCTCCTATCGTGGCACACGCGGAAAGCACTACGTCAGAGGCCATTACAGCCGTGCCAATGGTCCTGCCTATGATGATTACATGAACCAGAAGCAGAGCTACAGAAGTGGTGGAAAAGATGAGGATTGCAAGCGGCGTATGCTTGCGGCCTTAGAAGAACACATGGACGAACTGACCGAAGAGTTGGGAGAAATGTCGAAAGATGCTGACTGCCGGGAAGAAAGAGAAACCATGAAGAGATATATTGAGAAGTTACGCAATATGGTGTAACACATTGGCGGTAGGAAAAATCCTGCCGCCTTTGAAAAATGTGGGGACGATTATTATTTGCGAATACGGTAAAATGGGAGTAGGAATAAGCAGAAAGGGTGAAAAAAGGGTGAAAACATGGTAAAAGACAGTTGGGTGTACTGCCCTATATGTAACAATAAAACTCGGACTAAAATACGACCAGATACGGTTGCGAAAAACCTTCCCGTATTTTGCCCTGTATGCAAGAATACATCCATAATGAATATTGCAAAAGGAAAAGCAAGTGATTTAGATAAAAGTGGTTTATCACCTGCAACATAACTTTAGAGCCAGACGCCAGACGCAGAGCCAAACAGATGCAAGAGTTTGTTTGGCTCTTTCTTTATATTGACCTCCCTCCTATAGCACATGTCCTTAAAAGAAACAGGTTCTAGCGCATAGCGTGAACAGCCTGGAGGTTGAAAAGCGGATGCAATTTCCGGCATGTGCGTTTTTGGACAAGTCAAGTCCTACAAAATGGCAACCGTTGGTGGACGGTTACACACCTACAAATAACCTAATAACGGAAAAGGAGAATCATCAATGAAAACCGAAGAATTAAAAGCACAGGGATTGACAGAGGAACAGATATCTTTTGTCATGGCTGAAAATGGGAAAGACCTCAAAAAGTTGCAGAAAGAAAACGACAATCTGAGCGCGGACCGGGATACCTGGAAAGAAAAAGCAGAAGCAGCAGAAGCAACGCTGAAAGGCTTTGAAGGGGTTGACCTGGAGACGATGCAGAGGGAAATATCTGACTGGAAACAGAAAGCTACGGAAGCCGAGAAAAAAGCCCAGGAGCAGCTTTACGCGCGTGACTTTTCGGACGCTCTGAAAACGGAATTTGAGGGTATTAAGTTTTCCAGCGAAGCGGCTAAACGTGCAATTATGGCAGAAGTAAAAGAGGCCGGTTTAAAACTGAAAGATGGTAAAATTCTGGGGCTGAATGACCTTTTGTCTCAAATGAAAGAAAAAGATGCTTCGGCTTTTGTTGATGATGCACAGCAGCAGGTACAGCAGAACATGGCGAGGTTTACCGCACCAGTAGGTAAGCAGAATACGCCAGGAACTATGACACGAAAGGATATTGAAGCGATTAAAGACCCGTCTGAGCGCCAGTCTGCAATCGCCAGTAACCTACATTTATTCGGTAAAGGAGAACAGTAATGGCAGCAAAAGCCAATATAATCACAAGCGCGGACATACAGGTAACAGCGCGAGAAATTGATTTTGTGACCCGGTTTGAACGGAACTGGCAGCACCTCCGGGATATCCTGGGGATTATGCGTCCTATCAAGAAAACACCGGGCGCGGTGCTGAAAAGCAAATATGCAGAAGGAACTTTACAGAGCGGTGCTGTAGGCGAAGGAGAGGAAATCCCTTACAGCAAATTTACGGTAAAGGAAAAGACATATGCGGAGATGACCATAGAGAAGTATGCAAAGGCCGTTTCCATTGAAGCAATTAAAGACCACGGCTATGAAAATGCCGTTCAGATGACAGACGATGAATTTTTGTTCCAGCTTCAGTCGAATGTAACAGAACGATTCTATACATATCTGAATACTGGTACACTTACTGGAACGGAAACTACATTCCAGATGGCCCTTGCTATGGCAAAAGGAATGGTAGAAAACAAATTCAAGCAGATGCACCGGAATGTTACAGGTGTGGTTGGATTTGTAAATATTCTGGATGTTTATCAGTACTTGGGCGCAGCTGAAATCACCGTGCAGAATCAGTTTGGTTTCCAGTATCTTAAGGATTTCATGGGATTCAACACAATCTTCCTGCTGTCCGATTCGGAGATTGCAAGAGGAAAGGTAATAGCTACACCGGTGGAAAACATTGTAATGTACTATGTGGACCCAAATGAGAGCGATTTTGCACGGGCGGGTCTTGTATATACCACTGGAGCCGGGGAGACAAACCTTATCGGATTCCATACGCAGGGAAATTACAATACCGCTGTTTCCGAAGCATTTGCAATCATGGGACTTACCTTGTTTGCAGAATATATTGACGGAATCGCAGTTGTTGATATTACTGATAATCCCGTTCTTGGAACACTGACGGTAACTTCTTCGGCCGGAAGCACATCAGGAAACACAAAATTAACCGTTGAACCTCCCCTCGAAACAGGACACATGTACAAGTACAAAGTGGCAACTGATTCCGCTCCAGAAGTGAAATATGGTCAGAATGTAAAGACGTGGACAGCATGGGACGGTAAATCTGATATCAAGGCAACGACCGGGAATCATATCACAGTAGTTGAGTGTGACAATACCTATAAGGCGTTGAAATCTGGAAATGACGATGTAACGTCTCACTCTTAAAGAAAGGAGAATCCGGCATGGCATATGCAGACTATGAGTTTTACACAACAAAATACTACGGCAGTTCCATACCGGATTCCCAATCATTTGATAAGCAGGCAGAACGGGCAAGCGACTTCCTTGATAAAATAACATTTGACAGATTGGTTGACGGCCTCCCAGATAATGAACGAGTGCAAACCAAAATCAAGAAAGCCGTATGTGCATTAGCTGATAAACTGTATGGTTTGGAACTGGCAGAAAAACAGGCGCTATCTGCCGCCGCGGGAAGTATAACCAGCGGGACCGGCGGCGCAACCACAGGCGTTATCACGTCAAAGTCATCCGGTTCCGAATCAATCAGCTATGCATCCCCGTCAGAAATAGCTAACGGAGCTAAAGCCTGGAGTGATATATATTCTGCGGCGGGGAATAAACAGGAAACAAATAATCCCCTGTATGATACTGCAAAGGTGTATCTGATGGGAGTAAGAGATAATAATGGCGTTCCATTGCTGTACGCCGGAATGGGGTAGATATGGATATAACGACATTGGGAACATGTGTGGCTATTGTGGCTTTAAGCTATGTGGTTGGTCTTGGATGCAAAGCGGCAAAGAAGATACCGGACGAATGGATACCGGTCATTATGGCTGTTGTGGGTGGCGTTCTGGGAGCGCTTGGTATGGGAACTATACCAGATTTCCCGGCATCGGACTATATCACGGCTGTGGCGGTCGGTGCTGTGTCTGGTCTGGCAGCTACAGGCGTTAACCAGATGTATAAGCAGATGAATAAATAACGGAGGGGATACCTTATGTACAATGCCACGGTGACAGTTTTTAATTACTACGAATCATCCACAACTGGCGTTGGTATTTGGTATCCCCATGTATTATCAGGCGTTGACCTTAATACCGACAAAGGCGCAATACTAAAAAAGTATGGGCCAGACAGCACGGATAATGCCGAATTACACATAGCTTATGAATTACAGGATGGTAAACAAATAATCCGTGATACTGACGGTAAAGAATTGCCGTGGCTTCCTCCGAAGGAGTGGATGAGACAGGTAAATGATTTGCTGGACGATACCATTACCTTTGATGCATCGGATAATTGCTTTTTCTGGGAAGGGGTATGGGATAACGGCCCGGTAAACGATGAAGATTATCGTGAAGGTTTTTATGCTTATATGAATAATCGGTATGACTTCGTATATTTGGTATCCTCTGTTGGAGGTCCATACTCTGTGATTCCTCACTTTGAGATATTGGGGAAATAATATGGCGAGCAAAACAACACATTTTAAAGGCTTTTCCGTTGTTGATGGAGAGATAAAGATTACGCTCAAATTATCCCGGTTTGATAAACAATTTCAGCATGCTCAATATGAACTTGACGGAAATGTAATGAATAGTATGGTTCCTTTTATGCCTATGATTACAGGCGATTTTGTGGATGTTACCAGGTCCGCAAGTGCTGCAATACAAGGGATTGGAAAAGTGTATGCTGCCTATGGACCTGCTGGTCGTTTTTTATATCAGGGTAAAACTATGGTTAGCGTTGTTACTGGTAGTACCTGGGCTACAAAGGGTACTAAAAAGGTATTAGTAAGCCAATATGGAGGAAAAACCAAAGCAAAAGAGGATTTACAGTATACAAAAACAGCGCATCCTAAGGCGCAGGCTAAATGGTTTGATGCAGCCAAAAAAGCAGACGGTAAATCATGGATAAAGCAAGCCAAGAAAACGGCTGGAGGTGGAAAACGTGGGTGATGAACGAAAACCAATCGGGAAAGATGCAAGCGGTTATGATGTATTAACGACCGCGGTAAAGGCGTTGCTTAATCAATTCCCAGGTTTATATGAATATGAAGCTGTTAAATTTGAAGAACTAGAAAAAGATTACGGAATTGCATTTTCGGCAGATAACGGAGCTTTAATCTTTTCTGAAACAGAGGACGTGATTGGAGGAGTTCACCAGACCTGCCAGTATCCTTTCTATATTATATACCGTACATCATCCACAAAAGAGCGCCAGAAAATGAGCATACAGGAATTTCTTGATACATTTGGAAAGTGGTTATGCCGGGAGCCGGTTGTGATTGATGTGAGTGAGCAACGATTATCAAATTATCCCACATTATCCCAGGGAAGGAAGATAACCAAAGTTACCCGTGATAACTCTTATGGCCTGGAACCGCAGGAAAGTGGTGTGCAGGATTGGATACTTCCGGTATCGATAGAATATAAATATGATTTTGAAAGATGGTAGAGCCAGACGCTAAGACGCAGAGCCTTAAGCTATGGCTCTATTTTTTTATCATGAAAGGAGAAAATCAGTGGCGACATGGACATACGCCGAAGGAGAGGCAAAAAGAAAAGATTTTATGGTGTTTTGGGTAACGGATGGTAATGCATCAACAATCAAAAAAGACACCATCGAGATTATCGGAAAAGGTGTAGAAGATATGCCTATTTCTATGAATCCAGAAACAGAAGAAAGCCAGGATGTGCTTGGAAACAACAACTACGACATTACCGGTTATGCGGAGAGCATGACGGTAGACCCGTTAAATGTATCCGGCGAAAGTAAATATGCCCAGAAGATTGACACACTAATGGAGGAAAGGGCAACGCTGTCTGATTTGCGTTTGAAGTATCTTTGTGTCAAACGATACAAAACTGACAGCGCCGGAAAGATGCGTGCCTGGGTACAAGAGGGCGTGGTCGAGTTAGGAGATTTTGCTGGAGGACTTAAAGGCGTTTCGGCAACCCATACAGTCCATTACGTAGGAGATAGGACGCTTGGAGCAGTGGACCCATCAACTATGACCTTTACTGCGGACAGCGCAGAACCTACGTCATTATCAGAATAATGGAGGAAACAAGAGTGCCTAATATACCAATAAAAATCGAAAGTCCGGTTAAATATTATGATTTCACAGACCAGCACGGAAATATACTGGCAACTCTGAAATTTGTCCCGTCAGACCTTGACATATTCGAACGGCAGCAGAATGTGTATAAAGCATTTGAGGATATGTGGAGGGAATTAAAAGAAACTCTTGATAGCAAGAAAAAAGAAGAACTCTCATTAGATACAATCAACAGATATGCAAAGTCTTTGCAAGATAAATTTGATTATCTGTTTAATGCGGATACTTCTGGATTTTTCAAAATCGCCAGCCCCTTTACCCCTATGGAAAACGGCGACCCTTGGGCACTGGTAATCCTTGAGAGTGTAAAAAAAATCATAGAGCAGGAAACTGGTAAGAATTTAACGGAAATGGAAAGTAAGGCCGGGAAATATACACAAGAGTATAATGCCGGTCCGGGAAAATACCCATTTCCCGTAAAATGAATGCGGCGTGGACCCTCCCATATTATCTCCCTGTTAATGGGATAAATTATGAAATCCGTGAGGATTTCCGGGCGGTACTGGATATTTTGTCAGCATTTGCCGATGAAGAATTATCTGACCCAGAGAAAACACAGGCAATGCTTGAGATTCTTTACTGGCCTGTTATACCGCCTCCGCAGGATTTAGCAGAAGCAGCAGAAAAGGCGTTATGGTTTATTGACTGTGGTGTAGCGCATGAAGATACTCCATCTCCTCGTGTGATTGACTGGGAACAGGACGCAGGAATCATTTTCCCGGCGGTTAACAGGATTGCAGGGTTTGAAACACGCGGATGCCAGATAATCCATTGGTGGACTTTCTACGGATGGTTCATGGAAATTGGGGACGGATTGTTTTCTCAGGTCCTTTCTATCCGGCAGAAGCTGTCAAAAGGGAAGCGCTTAGAAAAGTGGGAGCAGGAGTTTTTACAGAATAATAAAAAGCTATGTGAACTTGAAAAATCCACTGACAAATCTAAAGAAGAATTTGATTATTTTGCAGAGTTGCTAAAGTGAGGTGATATTTTTGCAACCTGATGGAACTGTATTAATAGATACTAAAATCAAAACGGATGGTGCAAAAACAGGAAGCGAAGATATTAAAAGAACTCTGTCTGGAACGATGGATTACATAAAGCTTCTGCCCCAGGCTTTTAAAGATATACCAAGCATAATGAAACATACATTTTCATCTGCTTCGAAATCTATACAAAGCCTTACACCGAGTGTACGCAATTTGCAAGATGAAGTGGACCGGTATAAGGACGCATTGTATTACGCCGAAAAGGCTGGTTATGGACTTGGAGATGCACCATACGACAAAGCATTAGCAGGATTGCAGCGGGCGAAAAAAGCAATGCAGGATTATAAGAAAAAATTGCTCGGTGTTGATAATGAACAAAAGAAAGCAAGCAAAAGTGGAAGTAAGCTCAATAAATCTTTAAAAGGTACTGAGAAAGCATCCCGCGGTGCACGAATGGGGTTGGGCCGAATGCTTGCAACATCTATCTTATTTAGCACTGTATTCCGCTCCATTTCCGCAGTAACAAGCGGATTAAAAGAAGGTATGGATAATCTGGCCCAGTATTCGGATGATACCAATAAGGCGTTATCCATGCTGATGTCCGGTATGACTCAGCTTAAAAACTCTTTCGCCACAGCCTTTTCCCCGTTGGTTGAGTATGCAGCTCCGGCCCTGGCTCAGTTCATCAATTTGCTATCCCAAGCCGTTACCTGGACAGCGCAACTGCTGGCAGCATTAACCGGAAAGGATACATTTGTTAAAGCGGTTAAGGTACAGCAAGATTATGCTGATAGCCTGGACAAGACGAAGGATGAAACCAAAGATGCAGCCAAAGAAACGGAAAAGGCATTAGCACCATTTGATAAGCTGATACAGATAACAACTGGGAAGAAAAAGAAAGAAGATAAGAACGAACTTAAGCCGGAGGATATGTTTACCACAGAGGAAGTATCCAATGACATTAAGTTGCAGGCAGAAGCAATAAAGAATACGCTTGGAAAGCTTTTCGACCCGCTCAAGGAATCATGGCTTGAAAATGGCCCGCAGGTAATGAAATCACTGCAAAATACTTTCTCGGCTATTAAACAACTTGCAAGTGATGTGGGCGCATCATTCATGCAGGTGTGGAACGTAGAGGGATATGGGAAAGCAATAACAGATGATTTACTAATCACATTTTCAAATCTGGTTGATACAGTCGGAAATTTAGTCACCAACTTTGATAAGGCATGGGTATCTGGCGATACCGGGACAAACATTTTAAGACACTTGGGGGATATCATTCTTGAAATAACAGGATTTTTCCGTCAGGCATCAGAAAGTTTGAAAGAATGGTCTGCGGATTTAGATTTTACTCCTTTGCTGGAAAGCTTTGATAGGATTTTAATTGCTATAAAACCCATTGTATCAGATGTTGGAAATTTATTATTGTGGTTTCTTAACAATGTATTGCTTCCTATTGCAAAATGGGGAATAGAACAAGCATTGCCGGCAGTATTTGATTTAATTGCGGAAGCATTAAAAGCAATACATAGTGTGATTGATGCACTTAAGCCTTTGGGAATATGGTTATGGGAAGAATTTTTACAGCCATTAGGAGAGTGGACCGGGGGAGTTATCATAGCTGCATTAGAAAAAATTGTAGAATGGCTCACTAGATTTTCAGACTGGGTAAGTCAAAACCAGACATTGGTAGAAAATATTACACTTGCAGTACTGGCATTTTTTGCAGCATGGAAGTTTTCAGAATTTGTATTGGGGATAGGACAATTAATAAGCAACCTTGGAGGTTTCATGGCAATTGGAGAACGTGTTATTTCACTTTTAGCAAGAACTGTATCAAATATAAATCCCCTTGTCCTTGCTATATCAGGCATAATATCGCTGATTGCTGTGTTGGCCAAGAACTGGAATAACATGTCACCAACAGAAAAAGTTATAGCAAGTATACTTGCAGCTGCTTCGGCAGTAGGAATATTGGCGGTTGCTTT